TAAAGAAAAATGGTATGATTACATCGATAATGAGTTCGTCCGCAGGGAAGAAGGCTTTTGGTTCTATAATAAGAATGTGGCTACTTACCTTACTGGTACTCACTATATGTACTTGCAGTGGTCCAAAATTGATGTTGGGCAACCAGATTTTAGGGAATCAAACAGATTATTCTACATATTCTGGGAAGCTTGTAAGGCCGATCATAGGTCATATGGAATGTGCTACCTTAAAAATAGACGATCTGGATTTTCATTTATGGCGTCCGGGGAGTGCGTTAATATGGCAACCATATCAAGCGACTCTAGGTTTGGAATATTATCAAAGTCTGGACCAGACGCGAAGAAGATGTTTACGGACAAGGTTGTACCGATATCAGTTAATTACCCCTTCTTTTTCAAACCAATTCAGGACGGTATGGACCGCCCCAAGACAGAACTTGCGTACAGAGTACCCGCGACAAAATACACCCGTAAGAAGCTTGAGAACAACGAGACGCTTAGAGAACTCGACGGGCTTGACACCACGATCGACTGGAAGAACACCGGTGACAACTCGTACGACGGTGAGAAACTCAGGTTACTCGTCCACGACGAGAGCGGTAAATGGGAGCGTCCGACGAACATCCTCAACAACTGGAGGGTTACGAAAACGTGTCTACGATTAGGTAGTAGAGTCATAGGTAAATGCATGATGGGTTCAACTAGTAATTCATTAGACAAAGGCGGTGACAATTTTAAAAAACTATACAATGACTCAGACGTCACTCAACGAAACGCGAATGGACAAACTCGCTCTGGATTATATAGCTTGTTTATACCTATGGAGTGGAATTACGAAGGATACATTGATTCTTATGGACTACCTGTCTTCGACACGCCAAAAAAACCAAGGCAAGGACCCCAGGGTGAAACAATAGATTTAGGTGTAATAGAGTATTGGGATAATGAAGTTGAAGGTCTTAAGCAAGATCAAGACGCTTTAAATGAATTTTACAGACAATTTCCAAGAACTACTAAGCACGCTTTTAGAGATGAATCTAAAGAATCTTTATTTAATCTAACTAAAATTTATGAACAAATAGATTATAATGAAGATTTAAAAAATTCTTTAAGTGTAACTAAAGGATCTTTTCAATGGCAAAATGCTGAACAAGATACTAATGTTATATTTGTGCCTAACAATGACGGAAGGTTTTTAATATCTTGGGTTCCAGACGCAGAGATGCAAAATAAAAGATACTCTAAATATGGAACTAATTATCCTTCAAATGAACACGTTGGTGCTTTTGGCTGTGATCCATATGATATATCAGGTACAGTAGACAAAAGAGGTTCAAAAGGATCTTTGCACGGCCTAACAAAATTTAGCATGGAAAACTCTCCTGCTAATCATTTTTTCTTAGAATATATAGCTAGACCTCAAACAGCTGAAATATTTTTTGAAGACGTATTAATGGCTTGTGTTTTTTATGGCATGCCAATACTTGTAGAAAATAATAAACCTAGACTTTTATATTACTTTAAAAAAAGAGGATATAGAGGCTTTGCAATGAATAGACCTGATAAGAAATACAGCAAATTATCTATAACCGAAAGAGAAATAGGTGGAATTCCAAACTCAAGTGAGGATATAAAACAAGCTCACGCATCAGCTATAGAAACATATATTGAAAATTTTGTAGGATTAAAAGAATCTGGTTATGGAGATCTATATTTTCAAAGAACTTTAGAAGACTGGGCAAAATTTAATATAAACAATAGAACAAAACACGATGCCTCTATTAGTTCTGGATTGGCTCTTATGGCTTGTAACAAGCATAGGTATTCACCAGTGAATAAAATAGATTTAAAACCTGTAGACCTAGGTATAAAAAGATATGACAATAGAGGAGCTACATCCAAAATAATAAGTTAAATGAATATATACACTAATTCAAATAGCGCGTTTCCAAGTCAAGTTGTAAGCAATGCAGAGAAAGCAAGTATGGAGTATGGTAGTCAAGTTGCTATGGCTATTGAGTACGAATGGTTTAAATCTGGAAGAACTAACGGAAATCGATATTTAACAAATTGGAATAATTTTAATACGCTTAGACTCTACGCAAGAGGCGAGCAGCCAGTTCAAAAATATAAAGATGAATTATCTATTAATGGTGATTTGTCTTATTTAAATTTAGACTGGAAGCCAGTTCCGATTTTATCTAAATTTGTAGACATTGTAGTTAACGGTATATCTCAAAAAGCTTATGATATAAAAGCTTACGCACAAGATCCTAGTTCTACTAAAAAAAGAACTGAATACGCGGCTAAAATACAAGAGAGTATGATGGCAAAAGATTATATAAATAATCTTAAGCAAGTATTAGGTATTGATTTATATCAAAAAGATCCATCATTAGTTATTCCAGAAACAAAAGAAGAACTTGAGCTTCACATGCAGTTGGGTTATAAGCAATCTATTGAAATAGCAGAAGAAGAAGCTATATCAACTGTTTTTGCTCAGAATAAATATGATTTAATTAGAAGAAGATTAAACATGGACTTAACTGTTTGTGGTATTGCTGCGGCTAAAACTAGTTTTAATACGTCTAATGGTATTAAGGTAGATTATGTAGATCCAGCTTATATGGTTTATTCATATACAGAAGATCCTAACTTTGATGATATATATTACGTAGGTGAAATAAAATCTATAACAATACCAGAGCTTAAAAAAGAGTTTCCAGATATTTCTAATGAAGAATTAGAACGTATCCAAAAAATGCCAGGCAATAGACAGTACATAACTGGTTGGGGCGGATATGATGAAAACACTGTTCAGGTTTTATATTTTGATTATAAAACATACGAAGATCAAGTTTTTAAAATAAAACAAACAGATCAAGGCTTAATGAAGGCTATTGAAAAGCCTGATACGTTTAATCCACCAGAAAGTGATATGTTTGAAAGAGTTTCTAGATCTATTGAGGTTCTTTATACAGGGGCTAAAGTAGTAGGAACTGACACAATGTTAAAGTGGGAGCTTGCTGAAAACATGTCTAGGCCTTATGCTGATACTACTAAAGTTGAAATGAATTATTCTATTTGCGCGCCACGGATGTACAAGGGTCGTATTGATTCTTTAGTTAGCAAATGTATTGGTTTTGCTGATATGATTCAGCTTACACATTTAAAATTACAACAAGTATTATCTCGCATGGTACCAGATGGCGTTTACTTAGATATGGATGGACTTGCTGAAGTTGACCTAGGCAACGGTACAAACTATAATCCCGCTGAAGCGTTGAATATGTATTTTCAAACAGGTTCTATTGTAGGTAGATCATTAACACAAGACGGTGAGCTAAATAGAGGTAAAGTTCCAATTCAAGAACTGCAAACAAGCAATGGTGGGGCTAAAATACAAAGCTTAATACAAACGTATCAATACTATTTGCAAATGATACGAGATGTAACAGGGCTTAATGAGGCTAGAGATGGTAGTTTGCCAGATCGTAATACTTTAGTAGGATTACAGAAATTAGCGGCTAGCGCATCTAATACTGCAACTAAACATATTAATCAGTCTAGTCTATATATAACATTAAAAACTGCTGAAAATATATCTCTTAAAATAGCTGATGCTTTAAATTTTCCTTTAACAGCTGAGTCTTTAAGAAACTCAATATCTGTATTTAATGTTAAAACATTAAAAGAAATAGAAGAGTTAAACCTATTTGACTTTGGTATATTCTTAGAATTAGAACCAGATGAAGAAGAACAGGCTAAATTAGAACAAAATATACAAGTAGCATTACAGGGCGGAGGTATTGACTTAGACGATGCTATTGATGTTCGCCAAATAAAAAACTTAAAATTAGCTAATCAAATGCTTAAAATAAAACGTAAGCATAAAATGATTTTAGATCAACAAAACCAACAAGCTAATATCCAAGCTCAGGCTGAAGCTCAATCTGAAACGGCTGAAAAAACAGCTATGGCAGAAGTTCAAAAACAAGAGGCTATTTCTGGTACAAAAGTTCAATACGAAAAAGCTAGAACTGAAATGGAGATTAAGAAAATGGAAGTTCAAGCTCAACTCGATAAGCAAAAAATGCAATTGCAACATCAATATGATATGCAGTTAGCGCAGGTGCAATCTCAAGCCAATGCTCAAAAAGATCAGCAAAAAGAACAATCAAAAAATCAGCGTATAAAAATGGAAGGTACGCAACAAAGTGAAATGATAAGTCAAAGAAAAAACGATGGCTTACCAATAAACTTTGAACAACAACAAGACGTTAACACTTTTATGTAAACGTTATTTAATTATATTATATTATGTCAGAACAAACAACAACACAAGAAGACGTGAAACAGGAGGGTGACTTTAAGATTAAAAAGAAAACCCCTAAAAAATTAGTTCCACAAAATGAAGAACCTATTAAAGTAAACATAAAAGAACCTTTAGTAGACGTGCCTTCAGATACAATAAAAGTAGTTATACCTACTGAAGACAAAAAAGAAGAAGATGCCATTCAAATCGGAGAAACAAAGGAAGTATCTGTGGAAGAACCATCCGGAGATAGCACAGAGATGGGAGAACCTATACAAGAGTCCAACGAGACTACTGAAGGGTTTTCTCCGATCCAAGAAATAACAGAAGCTGAAGTTAAAAAAGTTGAAGCAGAAGTTAAAGAAGCTATAAGAGATGAAAAAGTATTAGGTAAACAGTTGCCTGAAAATATTGAAAAGTTAGTTTCATTTATGGAAGAA